ATACCAACCTGTTGTCCTTTTGAACCTACAATACGATACTCTTCTACTCTTGTCTGGAAATCAAGACTACCTGATGGGAAGTCTGGTTCGATTGGTCTTCCTGTACCAGCATCATAAACATCACCAACCTTCTGATAATACATATCAAGATCGGTTGATGTTGAGGTTAAGTCAAGGAAACTATCATTAATACGAACAGCATTCGCACCATCAGCATACTCAAAGCAAGTTAATTTATGGTGTGAGAAACTTGGTGTGAATAGGTTTCCTGTATAGTCTTTAAATACATTACCTGATGGATCACCATCAAAGATAGTGAATGATGAAATATAACAAGCACCAGTTAATCTGAATATTGCAGATGGATCTATATTATTATTTTCTGGATCAGGGACATATTTTGGTCTTATCTTTGTCTTACGAAGATCCTTACCTACAATTGATGTTCCTCTTGGGATGATGACACCACCACGAACACTATTTAATTTGAATAGTTCGTTGTCAGGTGATGTTAAATCAAAGTTACTACCCAATCCGAATGGACTTATTATCTGATTACTTTCTCCAAATCTTGTTTTATATCGTGCAGCACCTGATTCATCGTAAGGTATAAATCCTGGCCTGTTATCAACAGTGTGAGTACCAGCAGCGAGGATGATGGTGGTTAAATCAAACTTATCATTTCTTTGTCCAGCAACATACGAAAACCTAGCAGCTTCAATCAGAGCTCTTTGGATCGTTTTAAATGGACGTGTTTGGGAGTTTCCTTGATTCTCGATACTATCAGTCGCATCCAATTCATTGGGATCAACGTAGATAACATTACCTTGAATATTCTTTAGAAAATTCTCCAGTCTTGAAAGAGGCATCTTATTGGGCTATGTAACAATTTTCTTCTGTTTTATTTATGAACTTCAGATTGTTCTTTTATCATAATGATGTCCAGCAATGGAGTATTGAGTATTACCGCCTGGATAGTCCTCTGGAGTTTCACCTTTATACTCTGGAATCAAAACTTCACCATCCTTTCTTGCACCATAAACATGATAAAAACAATCAATTAGTATTTCACCAGTTAAAAAGTCTTGATTTGTACCAATTTCAACTACCACATATCCAGTGTTGAAACTTTCAATCACAAGATTTTGATTTTTTCCGATTGGTTGCAGTTGAACTGTGATACTATCCTCATGAACTAAATTTCTCCAATACTCTGGCAGTTCAATGATATTTGAACCTTTGAGTCTGCCACGATAATATACGCCACCCTCTGGCCCTTCTAAACAAATGTATCTAAGTCTGTGTCCCTCTTTAGAAGGATGTTTGATATCAAATCCTTTCCAAGATTGTTCATTTATAGTTCCTTGAACATCAGCGAATGTTGTTCCATCAATTGTAGCATCACCAGTTACTCTTTCATTTCCATTTAATATAGTATCACCAGTGACATCTAAAGCATTATCAGTCTTATCATCACCATTAATTTTGACATTACCATCAGAGTTAAGTGCTAACTTAACATCTAATTTTGGTTGTTGATCGAAAGGTAATTGTTCCGCAGAATCTGAACTTACATTCAACTCTGCTTTATAATCATTACCAAACTCTTTTACGTCTCCGATTACAACAGGGCCATTTGCAACCAAAGTTCCAGTTGGTGATTTATCACTTGTACCAATTTCCTGTGAGGTATCATTAGTTCCGATAACTAACTTATCTACTTGTTGTCTTGGTGAGGTTGCCATTATAATATTCCTCCAAAACCTTCAGCGGTCTTTTTAAGTTTGTCTTCAATCTTATCAAGTTTTTCAGTATCAAGTTCGCCTGCAAGGTTCTTAGCTTGATTTTCAAAGTCATTAAATATTCCCTTGAATCGATTCTGCAACTCCTGTGCTTCCTCTTTTATGTCATCAACCACTCCCGACTCTTCAACTTGCTGACCAACATTTTGAGCAGTGTCTGAAAGACCTCCAATAAGATTTGCAGCCTCATCACTTTGAAGAAATCCTATTCCCTGTTGAATAATATTTTTTTGTTTTTCAATTAGTGGTTTTCCCTTCTCCTCGATTGCTTTTAATTTTTCACCCGCCTTTGGTAATTGTTGATTAACTTGATTAAGAATAGTTTTAACACTCGCTCCAAAATCTTTATCCATATCATTCATGGATAAATTAAAATTCGATTTATCTTTTTTTAGATTTGTTTGAGTATCAATCTCTTGTGTTGCTCTCTGTAAGATTTTTTCTCCTTGTTCCTTGATATCTGGTGCTTTTATATCCACCATTCTATTTGCATTAATCAATATTTGACCGTCTTTATTACCAGCACCATCAGCTTCAAGTATGATATTTCTTGCTCGAATTATAACATCACCATTTTCACATACAGTAAATACATCACCCCTTTTAGCAATAACTTGTTTTGCTGGAAGTTGAGTTGTATCACCCTCATCTCGAACTTTTAATCCTTTACCAACAACCTCCATTGACATGCCTGGCGTATTTAATACATGCTTACCAGTTCCAGGCCCTCCTTGACCACCCTTTCCCTGACCAGTATCGGCATAAAATCCAAAAAGTTGAGACTCTTGTGTCAGAATTTGATAGTTTGACATACCATGTATGCCGTCCATATCACCAGAGGAGACTGTGTATCTTTCAAATACTTCAGTCTCATAATTTTTTCCGTCTATTGGATCTAATTTTGCCATTTTTTTACTTTGTTATACAATCAATTACGGTTACAATAGCATCTTGAGTTATATCAGCAACCTGAGCTGCATCATCAACTTTAGTGAATTCAAGAACTGGTGATAGTTTTGCTAACGCTCCTGTATCACTATTTATTCTTAATTTTGGAATTTCTGTGAATCCAAATCCAGCATTCACAATGTTTGCTCCTACTATTCTACCATCCACAACTTTTAATTCAATCTCTGCATCTTTAACACCACCAACAACTGAGGCTGTATCAGTTGGTTCATAACCAAAACCAGCGTTCTCAACAACAAGATCTGATAATGAGGTCACATATGATGACTCACCAGAATAGTTTCCATTTGGATCTGGAGTAACTTCTTTTACATTACCATCCATATCAGTCTCTGTTGTATTTGGTATGTACTCTTGACCTCCATCTGTAATTACAATGTCTGAAATTGAACCATTTTTAATACGAACATAACCTCCAGCACCATAACCATTATTACAACCATCTACAAATGTTAATGCTGGTGGATCTATGTATCCAGATCCTGGCTCACTAATTGCAACACCTATCACTTGACCAAGTGTATTTACGATTGCTTCACCACTTGCACCCTTACCATCTGTGCTTCCAATAAAATCAACTCTTGGTGGGCCACATTTAAGAACATTAGTTTTACAATCTACTTTTGGAATTGATGGGGCGCTTATGTCTGGAATTAAACCATCAACCATGTCTTTTAAACCCTCCACTTTATTTTTAAGAGAATTTAACCCTGCAATACCAAGTATATCACCAAATGCATCCTCTGGATTTAATCCAACTCCACCCTTTCCAGAGAAAGTAGTATTACTTGGTGGGCAATTTTGTGCATCACATTCAAGAGTATTGGTAACAATGTTTGCAAACTTGATTGCCTTTGAAAATGTTTCACTTGGAGCACCAATACCACCACCTGAGATGTTATTTAATTGATCAAACGTCCCTCCCATTGTTGTATCCATTATGTTATTAATCTGACCAAACATATCACCTAAGAAACTATCAACAGCACAAACAGGGACATCTAAAACTTTCCCTAACATATTTTCTAAACTCTTTGCAAGATAATCTTTTAATTGTTCATTAATCTTTTCAAAATTACAAAATAATATATCATTCAAATTTTTAGCAGCTTCTCCAACTCCAGCTTGTAAAGTGATTGGTGTTTCATTTCCTAACTTTAAAGACAGTTTATCCATTGCATCCTGTATCACAAATGAACGACCACGACGCATTAATTTTGACATTGAACCATGAACTTTCATGGTTGTTAATCTTATTTCTTCTTTTTTATTTGCAATACCACCATATATCGGATCAACAGTTAATCCTCCAATATCCTCCAAAGCGTTTGTTTCTTTAGTGAATGATTTTATCGCATTTGATATCTTTGATATTTCATTATCTTCACATGCAGTGGCGTTCTCAACTACAACATCAGTGTCTTTATTTGTCTGTTTTTGTGCATAAGTTGAATTTTTAGTTACCTTACCATTAGCAAGTTTAGTAAATTTTCGGAAGTTTCCACTCCAAGGAGATGCAGTTTCCTGTACTACATTTTTCCCAGCTTGCTGTCTTACATCAGGTGGTGTGTATGGTGTAAATTCTGTTTGTTTAAACGCATTGAACTGACCGTTAGTTAATCGATCCTTAACAAAAGATTGTTTAAATAAAGTTCCAAAGATAACTGGTTGTTGTGCATCCGCACCATCAAAGAAAAATCCAACTACAACCTCACCACCATGATAATTCATAGTTTTTCCACGACCACCAGTGCTTGAAACGCCAGGCGGCATGAGAACATGTGCCATCGGTAGATCTTCATCTGGTAAATCAGCATCACCAGCATGATATCCCACGATACGAACACGAACTCGATGTGAATAAGTACCTTTTTCGGCCGCAATCGTGTCTTTACCTTGTGCCTTTTCTTGAGAGTCTTCCCACTTTCCTTTAACTGGATCGACAACTTGGCCAATCCACCATTGCATAGGATCTCTTCCTAGAAAATTTGTAGCTGATGGTTCAAACATTTAATTAATCGTCATATACTAGACACTCTGGTTCATCTGGATGTAAATCACAGAATACTTCTAAAACATTAGGATCATGGTGATCGCCTGCTTTAATTTCTTCCTTATGATGTTCTGCATATTCTTCTAGTTCATGCAATTCTTCCTTAGCATGTCTTCTTGCAGCTGGGTTTGACTGTGGATCATCGATAATTTTCTTATCGTGTTCCATGTGATCTTCGATTGATTTCATAAGATTAACTATTTTTTACTATTTAAGCGGTAAAGACATCACGAATTAATCTGAGGTTCGTTTGAGATGTCTTACTACCAATTGTATGTCTTAATTCAGCGATTAAATATTTTCCGCTAGGGTCATTACTTTTTTCGTTTCCATAAGAACTTGTTGGTGATTCTCCATCACCCTTCTTCACAGGTAATTTGATATCAATCATATCACCCGCTCTTAAGGTGGTATTTAGTGGGATTGATATACTCAGAGATTGTGAAAACAATAGGTTATTTCTAATATAGGACTTATTTTTATATTCGTCAAGCTCTGTTGGTGGAGTGGTTTCGTCTATCTTTGCTCCCTTTTGTGAGACTCCAACATCACTCGCTTTCACCATTAATCGAGTTGGACTTTCCTCAAGACCGTCCATTAATTTCAATTCTTTTTTTAATTTAAGTTTTTTAATATTAAAATCAACTACCTTAGCTCCTTGATTTTCAATATCAATGTATATAGTTTTATTTGCATACATTCCCATTCTACAATTCATACCAATATCATTTGATTGATCTAAATTATTCTCTAAAATTTTAGCATCATTTTCAAGAGGTCTATCTGATTTCTGATACCTTACAGCTTCTTGTTTCAATAAATTCTCAATAGATTTAAAATGATATCCATCCAAGTTTTCATAAAATAAGAATCCAAAACCCTCTTTAGATGATTGTGTCTTTGGGCATAACCATTGAATCGTGTCGAAAGGTCTTTTTAAATTACCTATAAATGAATAAGAATTTACTGCTTCATCTTTAAATAATTCTTTTTTAGTTTGAAGTCCTTTTTTATCATTTGTTAAAATATCCTCAACTGTTTGAGAAACATTTCCAGTAAATTTTTTATTTAATCTAGCGGTTTCATTTACAATTGTCTCCATCGAAACAAAATCTAAGGTTGCAACCTGTTGATTACTTTCAGTTATCACATCTCTAACAGTATTCAACATCATTCGATGTTTCTTGGTTATTTTAAATTCATCCTCATCACCATCTTGAACTGTTAGTTCAACAAGTTCTCCACCAGTAAGTCCCTTTCGACTCACTACCTGATCAACATCAATGAAAGTAATAGTCATTGCTAAGGTTGGACTTTCAATACTTTCATAGTAACTAATCATTCCAACGCCAGGAGCAATAACATATTCTTCATCCAAAGAACAACCATTTGGAATCAAAGTGCATTTTTTAATTAAGAATTTTGTTTCAGCCATTATTGAATTAATTTAGCGATCTCTGGTGGCAAATTATTTCTGCCTGGATTTATAGATAGATGTGAATTATCTAAAACTCTAATAAAAGGCATAGGTGCATCTGTTGGTAATAATTCTGCCTCTGATACTTGTGGTGTTTGTGCTTGAACTAGAGTAGATGGATTTTTACCTTTACCATCAAAATCAAATCTGTCACCAGTTGCTGCATCCAAAACACCTCCTGTTAAATCTTTTGCCTCTTCAAGAGCATTAACTGCCATCCCAATCGTACCAGTTAGTCCTTCACCACTTTTATCAAGATCAAATACGTTACCAGTAATAGCATCTACACCCTTGACCATACCTTTAAAAATAGTTCTTCGACCTTTATCCATAGCTTCATTGACTTTATCAAAACCTTCTTTTCCTTTTTCTAATACACCAGCACCTATCTCTTTTGCTTTCGGTAGTACTTTATCTTTAAAGAAACCAAAAACATTCTTTGCTTTATCCTTTGCACTGTCAATAAATTTAGTTGTGTTTTCCTTAAGTTCTTTTCTCTTCTCATTTACAAAGTCTCCTACATCTCCAATTTTATCTGCTACCTTATCTTTTACCTTTATACCCAACGCAAGAGCTTGTTTAGTTTTCTTTGATAGAAATCCACCAATGTCCTGTCCAAGCTTATTTACCTTTACACTTAGCTTATCAAACACTTCCTTTCCAAATTTCATCGCTTGACCAAGACCATCTGCTATTTTTTTCCCTAGCACGGTGGCGAGTTTAAGCGTTTCTTTAATAACAATACCACCAGCTATTGCAGCAATTCCAATCGCCATTGCTTTTAAAAGTAATGGTGCGATTACAGGTATTAATGGTAGTGCTAACGCTGCGATACCACCAATTGCGATTGCTTTTAAAAGACCTCCAAGGAAACCACCACCTTTCTTTTCATCTGTTCCAAATTCACCTATGATTGGTTTATCTTTTTGATCAGGATTTATTGTTGAAAGACCTAAAGCTCTTTCAGTCATCTGATCTTTCTGTTTTTGATCTTGAGCTTCTAGTTTTGCATCCTCTATTGTATCTTTCGCTAGTTTTTTCTCAACTAAAATATAATTTGCAATCTCTCTTATTTCAGTTTTCATGTTATCCACTTGCATTGATATATTTTGAATCAATACTTGAAGATTATTAATTGCAGAAAAACTAGAGTTTGATCTTGACAAAGAATTACTACCTATCCTTTCATCACCATCAGGTCTCTGAAAAAAACTAGATACATTTATTTTTTTATTAGACTGTTCTTCATCCATACCTAGCAGCACCTTCCTGTTGTTGTCTCTTTAGATTTTCCTTTTCAATATGATCAGTAAGAAGAGCAATGTAAATTTCTCTTTCCCAAGGCATCATATTTTCTAGTTCCGTCAAGCTATATTTATGGTATTGCATGAGAGCAAAATTGATACGGTAATAGGATTCAAGATCCTCTCTTGCAATACTTAGGCGAAAAAATCAGATAAACCCTCCAAAACTATACTACCCTTCTTTTTTGTTTCTGGGTTTATCACTTCAATAGTGTGTGATAATTTTGGCATCGATGAGAAAAACTTCTCAACTTCCTTGTATTGTTTTGAATTTAGTTGTTCAACAAACTCCATTCTTTCATCTGAAGTATAATCCTTAGCATCCCACGCATCCTCACCAGTGTAAATTGTGTCAATACAATTAGCTACAACTTGAAAAGTTTTATTAACAATAGTTTCAGCTTCAGCATCAGTGTCAAAATTACTTTCTATAAATTCACTCAATGATGGATATTTCATCCGAAGAGTCATATTATCATCTAAAACAATATCAGTTGTATGTCCTTTCTGTTTATGAACTTTAATTTCATCCACATAAATTGTGACTGGAACTGTTGTTTTTCCATCGTCAGGACATGTTACTGTGAGTTTAATATCCTCACCAATTGATTTAGAACGAATATTTAAAAATAGATATTCAATATCAAATGTAGGCAGTTCCTCAACTACAATTCCTTTTGTCAAAATACATTTTTTTAATACCTCTGTTACAGCATTCGTAATCTCAGTTGTACTTTTCGATTCTAATGCAATAATCAAAACTTTTTCTTCCTTAACAAGAAAAGGTCGGTATCTAATTTTTTTATTTGATGAAGGCAGTTTTAACTCATAGGTTGGAGTTTCAATGGTTGGTAATGGCATAATTTATTGTTCAGTGTTTTATTTATCAAGCTTTGTCAATTATAAATCCATTAGAGATACCTTGAGAATTCTGTCTTATTCTACTTCTAACAGTATTATCGCCTGGTAAATCTACTCCAGTACCAAAAGTTGTATCGCCACCAGAAGGAGCATTTTTATTTGTTAATGGTGCTAATAATTCCTTAGATTGCGGCTCTGCTTGTGGAAGAACAGCAAACTTGTAATCACCTTTTTTGGTAAAGGATGTAAAAAATCTATCATAAGCAAACTGCACACTACATCTTAACACATTTGAATCACCATAGGCAACTCTCATTGATGTTAGATTACTTGGCCAAACATTTACAAACTCATATTGTGTCATATGTGATTTATAAGTTGAGGAATCCTCTGTAAAAGAATCTCTTTCAAATTTAGTGATATGAATTATCTCCTTATAGTCCTCTGGATAATTAAAACGTGCATATGCATTTTTTTGCCTATGATTAGTAAAAACTGGATTAATATATGACATCCATTTTTCTAAAACCTCTAATATCACTTGATCCGCATCACAATAAAAAACAAGATTCAATGGAGGGAAGTTTCTTAAATTCGGAAACTCCTCTTGAATACCCTGATGATGACCAATCGCAGTTGAAGTCACAAACTGTGTGCCTGGCAGTTCAGCTTGTGTGCATAATATTGACATCTTCTCCATAAAATCTTTAGCCTGAGTCCTGTTGCCAGTCGGGGGTCTTCCTAACCAAGTTTGCCAGTTTCCGAATGAGAAATTGACTTGATAGAAGGTATCAAGAGAGGGTCTTGCAATAGAATCTCTGACATTTAAAACATTACCCCTATCTAATTGTTCTCTTCTTGGAAATAAAGTATTTTCTGCCACAATAAATAAACTTAAGTTGTTATTACTATATATGAGCTATAAAGGGATTTATAGACCTTCTAACCCTAAAAAGTATAAAGGAGACTCTAAAAATATTGTTTATAGGTCACTTTGGGAACGAAAGTTCATGAATTACTGCGATTTGAATGAAAATATACTTGAATGGGCATCAGAGGAATTTTGGATACCATATAAAGATCCAACAACAAATCGAGTTCGTAGATACTTTCCTGACTTTTTCATTAAATATAAGGACAAAGACAGCAATATCCGTAGATCAGTGATTGAAGTGAAACCGATGAGAGAAACAAAAGAACCAAAGATCACAAAGGGAAAATCAAGAAAGACATTAATAAACGAATCAATGACATATGTGAAGAATCAAGCAAAGTGGAAAGCAGCAAGAGAGTTTTGTGATGATCGTAAATTAGAATTTAAGATTATGACTGAAAAAGAATTAGGAATCAGATGAGTATTCTACAAAGAATATTAAATAAAGTCAGTGATCAGGTTAATGAAGACTATTTTAGAAGTCAATTACTTGAAGAACTTGGATCAACAAACTTTGATAGTGATGCTGCGGACACTGCTGGATTTGCACCTGGCCAATTGTATTTTTTTACATACTCAGCACAAACCAAACAACCTTATTATGACATGTATCCACTCGCATATGTGATCGAATATCAAACAGGTGGTTTCTTAGGATGCAATCTGCACTATGTTCGTTTGACTCAAAGAGACGAATTAGCAATAAGCTTACTAAATAACTCTGCTCAGGGTGCAGTTGCGGTTCCTCCCCGAACTCTACATAAATATCTCTATACAGGTGTGAGAGGAATGCCCTACCGTATTCCTAATAGTGAATGGTCAGATGTTGCACAACTTCCGACTGAAAGATTCGTTGATATGAGAGGTATTCCAGTTCCAAGAGATCGAATTTATAACAAAAACTAATGGCAGAGAAAAAAAGCAAACCATATACAATCTCAGGTGTTTCCTTCGCCGAAGGAAGTCAAGCTGTTTTCCTTTTTAACTCTGATGATCAAATTGTTGGTGTGAGTGAAAGACTCGCAAATGGCAATGTTAAACCTGTGGAACCAAACACAACTGATTATAATCAGGCTGTTAGTAGTGATGAAGCATTAAGGGCATATAACGTTAATAAGTATAAGGGAAATAAATCATCTTATGAAACTGCGATCATACAGGCAGCTGATTCAGAGATCTCAAATTTTTATACCAGACAAAATAAAAGTTTTAACAACAGAAGTTTTATATCATCTCGTGGAGTTTCAAATATTGCTCAATATGCATCAGCTAGTGGTGGATATGGATCAGAAAGTGGGACATATCAGAATTTTGAAACGGCAGGAACATTCAGTAAATTAGGTAGAAAAGATTCAGCTAAAATTCACGCATATCCAATCGATATTGATGTAGATCAGGATCATATGAAGATCACTAGATATCAATATCTAAGAGCAGATATAAATGCAAGTAAAGGAGTACGAAGCAAGAAAGCTGGAAACGAAGAAAGAGGTGGTGTTGGAATTCCAATAGAAAATGTTGCTGGTGATAGTGTAAAAGGTGGTAATCCAACTGGAACGATCATATTACCAATGCCAAAAGCAACAGACGTAAATGCTGTCGCATGGGGAAAGAGTGAATTAAATGCATCAGGAATTATGGCTCTTGGTGCTGCTGAAAAAGTAGTGCAAGGTCTTGATGTTGTGGCTTCTCCATTTGTAGGTGGTATTATAGATGGTAAAAATCAATTAAAAGAGTTCGCTGCTAGGGAAGCAAAAAAAGCACAAAAAAGAGGTAATTTTTTAAGTGGTGGTGTTGGTAGTGTTGCTCAATCAATTGTAACTTCAAAAATTGCACAAAGCGTCTCAGGTATGTTAGGTACAGAAATTGATCCAGACACATATTTTGCAAGAACTGGTGGTCGAGTTCTAAATCCAAACGCAGAGATGTTATTTCAAGGGCCTGCTATTCGAGATTTTTCTTTTAGTTTCCAATTGGTTGCAAGAAGTCAAAGAGAAGGTGATGAAATTAGAAAAATAATTCGTATGTTAAAGGTTGGTATGGCGCCAAAATTTAATAACACTGCATTTTTATCAGCTCCAGATATATTCACTTTAGAATATAAAAATGGAAAAGGAAAGAAAGATGTACTACCAACTGTAAATTTATTCAATCCAGGCGGTCTTGCACTTACAACGATGAACGTTGATTATGCTCCAAACGGATACTGGTCTGCATATCGAGATTCACAACCAGTTGTGGTTAAAATGGATCTTAACTTCACTGAACTTAGACCAATTTACCAATCAGATCAATTAGACACTCCAGACAATAGTGTAGGATACTAAAATGACATATTCATCATCACCAAACAGTTATTTCAGACAACTTCCAGACCTTGATTATCCATCATTGTCAAATGATCGAACATCTGTATATGATTATCAAATTGTTAAAAATATATTTAAAAGAGCAGTTATTCGTGACGATATTTTTAAAGAAGCAGTGGCTTTCACTAAGTATGCTGTTATCGGTGATGATCGACCAGATCAAGTTGCATATGATTTTTATAAAGATTCTACCTTAGACTGGGTTGTATTGACAACAAATAATATTATTCATGTAAGAGATGAGTGGCCAATGGGCAATCAAGATTTTCTAACATATTTAAATGACAAATACACAGATCAAGAATTAGCAAATATTCATCATTATGAAACTAAACTGATAAGAAATTCAAGAGGTCAATTAATTCAACCAGAGGGTTTAATAGTTCCAGAAAATCATTCAATTACATACATAGAAAATGGTGTTCTAAGAACAGAATCACAAAATACATCAGTTACATTTCTTGAACATGAAAATAATTTAAATGATGCAAAAAGAAATATTAATATTTTAAAAGGAGAATATTTGAATCTTTTCCTAGAAAACTTTGCAGATATCATGGAGTATAAACCATCAAAACAATTCGTAAGTGATAATCTTAAAAAGACAGAAAATCCACGCATAATTTCACCATAAAAATAAATGATCATATTCTCTTTTATCATATCATTATTTGCTAATCATTTACCTGTAATGTATGTACAGGTTCCTCAATGGGCAGACGATTGGGCAGTTTGTGCTGTAGATGTACCCGACGCAAAATGCCATTGGTATGTTATGTCTCCTGACAATACATTTGGTGAAGGATTCGACTGGGAAGATGCACCTTGGTTTGATGCAAACGGATTAAATGATATTGCACCTATGCAAGCAAAGACAGTTGTTGAAAGATTGCAAGATAATTAGACATAAAAAAAGAGGTCACTTTGAGCGACCTCTGGCGTAAAAAATGGCCCCGAATTTTTTTCGGGGTATTTCCTAATTTTCAGCTAATTTTGCAAAATAGCTAAGTGCATCCTCCTCATCTTCATCTGTATTCACAGAGGATGGGGTTGTGTCAACAACTGCACGACTTTTACCTTCACTTAGATCTTCAAGTTCACCACGATTAGTTTCCTCTTCAGCAACTTCTGGATCTTGTCTTCTTGGTGCAACAGTTAGACCAAGAACATAATCTAATCTCTTTTTAAGATCTTCATATGACTTGAACTGATCTGGAGCAACAAGTTCTGCGAGTGAGTGTTCTTGTTTCCAAATTGCTTCCATCGCATCATCATCATCAAGAAGTGGAGCAGGAGCAGCAAACTCAGATGAGTCATAGTTCCAATATCCAGCAACCTTTTTGATTTTAATCTTGAAGTTTGCACCAGCCCAAAAATCAAATGGATTGATTGGTGACTCGTCTTCAAACTCAGGTTGCATCGCAGCAGTTAACTTATCAAAGATTTTCTTTCCAAATCTGAATAAGAATACTTTACCTTCATTCGATGGGTTTGAAGGATCTTTAACAACATATACGTTACTATAATAAGATAACTTACGTTTCTGTTTTCTTGCGACTTCTTTATCTGAATCAACACCTGAGTTCCAGAGTTGTGAGTTGTGCTCAGAGACTGGATCTTTTTGACCAAGTGTTGTTAGTGAATTCTCTATATACCAACCACCAGATGCTTGGAATGCATGTGTGTAGAGTTTTGCCCAAGGCAAATCTTCTCCGTCTGGTGCAGGGAGAAATCTGATTACTGCGTAACCGTTACCTGC